CGTGGTGTACACGCCGGTATTGACCGGGACAGTGTCAGACACGACAACGCGATAGCCCAGGTACGTCGGGATCGAGATGCGACCCTCAGCGTTCGGGATGAACACGATAAGCTGCTGCTGCTGCAGGTTCGTGTAAATCCGCGAGTGCATGACCATGATGGAAAGCTGCTCAGCAGCGTCACCAAGCATCTGCTTGGCTTCCAGCACGTACTCGGCGTTGATGCCGTCAGTCGCAGCGGAGCCAGACACGCCCACGCCAGCCGCATACACGAGGTCTGCGCTGTCGTTAGCAATGTTGTCGGCCAGGACGCCGTTCAGCGTGGCGATCGTCAGGCGATTGAACTCGCGCGCCCAATAAGCAGCGGTGCGAGAAACAATGCGCTTCATCGGATCATCGCCGGCCAGCTCAGCAGCCAGGTCCGCAGTGCTCCACGCACGAGCGCGGAACTGACGAACGAACCGCATCTTGGTCGCGGTGATCTCACCAGGCGTGATAACGTCCGCCACCTGATCAGTCACAACGGTCGAGCCGGTATTGTCGAGATCACCCCAGAAAGGATGATTGAAGAGATGTCCGCCGCCAGCGAGCATTGCGGACATCATGCCGTCAGGCTTTACGAGGCCGCTGGTGAAGACGCCTGCCTTCTCCATCGTCTCTTTGAGCATGTACGCGGTGTAAACTTCCGGTACAATGATGTCTTCAATTTGGGTAATGGCCATAAGCCAAAACAACTCCAAATAACGCTACTGACTTCGCCCCTGAAATTAGGGGTTCAGGAAATGCTGCCATTGCGGGGCGTTGCCCAAACCGGCAGCCCGTATCAGTAGCTTTGCCTTCGCAGGATCGGTTTTGACGATCTGGTTCTGCATTCCCAGGTTTTCGGTCTTCGGATCGAAGGGGTTTATTCCGCTCGTCGCAGTACCGTACAGCGTGTCTTCAGCGAACAACTGCCCGCCCGCCTTAGCGAGAGCTTTGAAGATCGCCGGCTTCGCAATCATCTCGTCGTTTCCGACTTTGACGATCGCGCCCATGTCGATCAGCTCTTGCTTAAGACCAGCGTCGAGGTTGTTGATCGCGCGCTTTGCCATCTCGACATTGCGCCCGAACGCCGGGGTAATCTGCGCGCCCCACGCCTGTTCGAGTGCAGCCTGCGCCGTCGTTACGGTCTTCTGCAGATCTTCGCTCGACTTGGTGGATTGAGCAGCGAGTTCGGCCTTCGCGTAATCGAGGAAGCCGTCATGGATCGCAGCCGCAGCCTCTTTCGAGACGCCAGCCTTGTGAGCGATCGCACGGAACTTCTCGGCGAATGCCTGATTGTACCCGCTCTTCATCTCGTCAGGGACGTTGAACGTGTACTCCTTCGGATCAGCCGGTGCCTGTGATGCAGCACCTTTCTGTGAGAAAGCAGTTTCGAGTTCGCGATAGCTCTTCACTACCGCCTCTACACCGTCCCACTTCTTCGTCTCAATGGTCTTCAGGTTGTCCGCGTCTTTAACGTGGGCCTTATACCAGGGATCACCACTACCTGCGGGCGGTTCCGATCCTGTGGGAGAACCGTTTGCGGGCGGGGGCGTGCCAGCCGGGGGAGTTCCCAAACTTACACCCGGTGGAGGCGTTCCCCCCGGAGGGGCGCCAGCAGCCGGGGTTTGGCTCGTCGGATCAGGCATAAATCGTTTTCTCCTTAAGTGTCGCGTTAAGATTGCTGCTGCTCGGCGACGATCTCGTGCCTCACAGCATTTTCGAACGCTTGTACGTCGGCGGGAGCGAGCGAGATGTGGGCGAAGATGTTCGCGAACACCGCACGCTTCCCTTCGTTGAACCGCAATTCATCCGACGCGACACTTGGCGGAGTGATTGTGTTCCATCCTGCTTTCGCGGCGATGTCAGCGAGCACGAGCTGCTGGTCGGCGCGAGAGGGATTTCCGTTGAACACGCGACGATACGCTTCGCCCAGCTCAAACTGAGCGCGGCTCGATCGCGTGCGAATACCGAATGCTTTAGTAAGCGAGTGCCAATTCATTCTGTTGCCATCACGTCATTGGTGAACATGTTAGACGCGATACCAGGAATGAGGATCGGCGCGAAACCGTTGCGCTTACCGAAGTGGACGATCGAGCTTGCTTGCCCCTGATCGTCCCACACAAGGATCGCAAAGCCCGCCATCGCGTCGTATTCCGTGGACAGCTCTTCGGTCTGCTTTGCAAACTCGGCCTGTACGTCACGCGCTGCGATACTGCGACCGCCTTCAATGGCGATCAGGCTCGGCGCCGCCTTTACAGGTTCGCCAAGCTTGGGGGCTTCGCCTTCCATTTCTTAGAACACGCCAGCTTGCTTCATGCCGGCGATGGCATCAGTCGTCTGCTTACCGGCCGCAGCCATGTCCTTCGCAATCGCTGCGTTGTTGGCCATAGCCTGTGTCTGTTGACGAGCTGCGCGGCGCTGCGCGACCACCTTCGGATCACGGAGGACGCGGATCGGGGCGCCGAAGCCTTCACGCAACGCTCGCACCGTCTCGTCGGCATCGAAGTTATCGACGACTTCCTGCTCGACGGCAGCGAGGGGCGTGACAGCTTCCAACAGTCGAAGCGTGCCTTCCGTCTCCTTCGCCTTACGCAGACGATTGAGCGGGCCGGTCATCTGCGGCTGCACCGTCTTACCCTGCAGACCTTCGGGAACGCGATAGTCACTGTTCGCGTCGTACAGGCCCTTGCGGATCAGGATGTTCAGCTCGCGATCGACCAGGCGTGAGAGACTTTGCTGCAGACGAGAGCCGGCCGGCCCCAATAGCTCGCCCTTCTCGTTCGCGCGGATCAACGCTTCAGTCGCCGACATCTGCGGGTTCTGAACGAGCAGCGCGAACAGGTTCAGGTACATGCTTTCTTTGACCTGATTGCGCTTGGCCTCAAGGACCATCGTCGCAAAGTCGAGCCGCTGCCCATTGAAGAGCGTATCGACCATGCGCTGGCCCTGTGCGTTGATGCCGCCAAGGATTTGCGCGCCAGGTGTAGAGTTCGGACGGTTCATCACGCCGGCATTGGCCACGAGCAGCGGGGGACGAACTGACTGCTCACCAGCGAGCAATTCGTTCCGCGCCATAACCTGTAGGCTCTGAATGTCCGAGAGAACCTTCATCACCGGCCCCTCGCCCCAGACCTGGCCACCTTCAGGCAGCCATCTAAAGTCGGTGACGGGGAACTCGTAGAAGCCCTTCTCTTCGCAGACTTGCTTCTCTTCCTCGGCGATGTGGACGCTGCGGAAGCGAGAGTGTTGGATGCCGCTTGAATAGCCGTAATCGCCACGAGGGGAGACGGCCTGCACGAATCGGAACTGTTTATCTTTGGTTGTGGCGACGTTCGCAGCTTCTTTGATCTTCGCCGGGCAACGATCGCCGAAACGAAGCGCAGCCTGTTCGGCCGTCAACGTGTAGTAGCGATAGAAGCAATTGACGATGCCACGGAAGTCCTGTGCCAGATAGCACTCTCTCAGCGGCAGGAAGCGATACTCGATGAACGCGCGGTTATCGAAGCCTTCCTCGCTCCAGATCAGTCCGGTGCCGTGCGAGATGCAGCCGCGAATGGCAGCCTGTGTCGCGCTCACCCAACCGCTGTCGGCGTCGTAGCGAACTTCGAACAGCAGGTTGCGCTGATCCTCAAGCCACGCCAGCTCGCTATCCTGCAAGCTTCGCCGGCCGCGCTGTAGGCTTGAGATGCCCAGCTCGTGCCAGAACTCTGACTGAGGGATGATAAGCGCTTCGATGCCCGAGCCGAGACGATCGACGCAATTGATGCCCGTGCTGTCGTAGAGCTTCTTCGATCGCAGGGCAGCGTGAGGTACGGCCGGGGCGAGGCCACTGTTCGTCTGCCCGTTGCCGTATCCGCCAGGTGCAGCATGCGTCGCAGCGACGGCGTCAACCTGATCCCATACGGCTTCAAACCCCGATCGGTCGGACGACAACTGCGCCAGACGATCGAGCATGTCTTGTGCAATACCCGCCAAGTTTTTATCCGTAGGTTGACTGCCGGGTCGTGTCGGCAATTCGATTAAGTGAAATACCGGGGAGCGGCTTGAATTGTGCGCGGGTCGTAAGGGCGAGCTGCCGGGGAGCGTCTTTGAGGTTGTTCAAGTTCACACCCTCAACAGACATCTCTTGTCGAGCTTTACCGATACTTCGCGCCTTTGACATCAGCTCGGGCACGCACATGCGCTAAACGCCGAGAGTGACGCCGCCGAGCGTGGGCGCACTCCTATCGCCGAGACCGCTCGTAAGGATCGTGCTGGCGAAGCTTTTCGAGCTTGCGGCCAGGTTGAAACGCTTACGCTCTTCCTCAGCCTGAATGTCAGCGCTTGTCTTAGTGGGCGCGGCGATCGGCTTGGGCGGGGGCGGAGCGGACGGGCGCATAAGTGTCGATGCCGCCGCCGATCCACCCGCGAGCAGCGCCGTCGTCAATAGCGTCCCTGCGGAAATGGGTTCGAAGCACATGCTGGTAATCACCACTCGTTTTGCCGGGCGTAAGTGCGAGCTGAATGAAATCCTCACCGACGACGCTGTAATTCGGGAGCGTGCATTCGGGGATCATGCCCATAAACTTAAGCCAGCTTATTGAATGTACACTCGACACGGGCAAGCGAACCTCGATCCGCCTGAAATTCGTGCGAGCTTTGAAATCGGGAAGCCATGTCTTGAGCGACCACTTCGTCAGGGATCGCATCGCAGGCTGGCAATCTTTCGTACCGAAGCCCCACAGACCGTAGGCGCCAGGATGACGTTCAGTGACGCCCATGAGGAATGCCGGCGTGCCATCCCAATCGATGCGCCAGCCCTCGCCCATCACTGCGGATGCGAACACCAGATCGTTGAACTGCTCCATCGTGGCACCAACAGCCGACAGCTCGTACAGCTCTTCAGACCGAAGGTGACGACGGACGTAATCGATCGCGTGAACGTCGCGGGGGTTGCTGGTTCCCCATGACAGATCGAGGCGTGTGGCAGCGAATTTCATGGTTGTATCGTCTTCCTGAAAAACGCTGGCACACGTGCTGAATTTCGGCCGGGAAGGTTCGGGGGTAGGCAGGTAGCTCCCGCTTCGCGTTTCGCGCTCCTAGGCCCCGCCAGCAGGCAAATTCCAACGGTCTGAGGCCATACCGGCGCCCCTGTACCCCGCCAACGGATCGTAGTCGTCGGTTGTATCTGCGTTCTTGACGCCGAGCGCCTTGCTCATGTCGGGCGTGTAGGGGCTTGCGGCAGCGGGTCGAGCCCACGACGGGAGCATGCCCCACTCTTCCGGGGTGACGGCGAGGTACTGAAGCGCCTTGCAGCCGTGCGAAGACCAGTCGTGCTTCGGCTTCGGCTTGAGTTGCATACGCTCGCCTTCGCCGTCTCCCTCTTCCTCGTAGCGATACGCCTTGAGGGCCTGAATGCCGCGACGACACTTGACTGCGTCGATGCGCATACGAGGGAGAAGAACGCGCGTTGCCTCGATACCCTCTTCTTCAGAGAGCTTCGGGGCGACGACGTGGTGCAGCCCGAGCTGGCGCGCTTGCTCACTGATCGTGGAGCCGGCGCCGAACTCGAACTTGTTCATGTCGTGCGGGAAGATGTGACGACTGTAGATGTACGGGCGCTGATGCAGAACCTTTATGATCGACCGCAGATCGTGTCCGCGCGCTTCGTGGTAATCGATCGCAACGATTTCCCGGCCGATGCGCTGCACGAACCAGATGGCATGCGCGTCACGATGGCCGATGTCGTGGGCAGTCTCGACGGGGTAGCGCTGATCGTACGGCGCCGTC